TATATACAATTAACGCTTTAAACGATTTAATTAAAAAATTAAATGGTGGAGTAGTTGATGTATCATTCAGGGTAGATTGGCAACACTATAAAAATTGTATTTTACTTACTCAAAATGGTGAGATCAAACAACTAAATACAAAAGTTTTTAAGATAATTGAACTTTAGTAAAAATTTATGTATTTATAATAAAATAATTTAGACACAATGAGCAATTTTGACTTAAAAAAATACTTAGTAGAGAATAAACTTTTAAACGAAGTTAATATACCATCTGATGAACTATTTATTCACTTTAGTAAAAGTAGAGAAAACTATACTATTTTTGCTGGAGAAGAAGGAGAAGTAACTATACCCTTTTCAGAATTATCCCAATTAGCTAGAAAAATTACATCTTTTCTAAATCAAGTACCAGATGTAAAAAAAGTTACAGATTTAGAAGTACGAAGCGGTATGGAAGGTTTAGATATACAATGTGTTTTTACAACATCGGCATCAAAAGAAGAATTAGAAAGTATGCTTGGTAAAAAAATTAAAGAATTTAGATAAATTAAAAAAGTCCTTCAAAAGAGGGCTTATTTTAACTTGGATTATTAAAAAATAGTTATTATATTAACGTTACAAACAAAAATTAATAAAGTTATGGATTTAAATGAAATGAAAAGCCGACTGTCAGCAATGCAGTCAAAATCGTCCGGTAAATCGGGTGAAAAGAAATCAGTGTTTTGGAAGCCATCTGTTGGCAAACAAATTGTTCGTGTTGTACCTTCTAAGTACAATAAGCTCAACCCATTCACCGAAATGTATTTTCACTATGGTATCGGTAAAAACACAATGGTCTCTCCTATTAACTGGGGTGAAAAAGATCCAATTGTAGAATTCGCTAAACAACTTCGCCAAACCTCAGACAAAGAAAACTGGAGATTAGCTAAAAAAGTTGAGCCAAAAATGCGTATCTTCGTTCCTGTAATCGTTCGCGGTGAAGAATCTGAAGGTGTTAAATTATGGCAGTTTGGTAAAGAATTGTACATGGATTTCTTGAACCTTGCTGATAACGAAGACGTTGGAGATTTTACAGATGTATCTATCGGACGCGACATTACTTTAACGACTGTAGGTCCTGAAGTAACTGGTACTAACTACAACAAAACTACAATTATGCCTAAAGTAAAGGAAACACCTTTAGCAGCAAGCAAAGATGAAGTTAATGCGTTGTTAGAAAACCAACCTAACCCAATGGAAGTGTTTAAACGTTATTCGTTTGAAGACATGAAAGCTGCTTTACAAGAGTGGTTAACTCCAGAGGAACCAGAAGAAGGTTCGATCATTGATGATGAAAAAGAAGAAGCAGCACCAATAACAACTGGTAAAGCTTATTCAATCAAAACACCTGCATCTGCTCAAGTAAGTAAAGCAGATAAGTTTGATGCATTATTCGAAGACGAAGAAGAAATTACAGGTTCACCTTTTTAAACTAAAAAAACATTATGGCTAAAACTAAAAAAAGCGAATCGCTGACGGCTGCTCTATCCTCTGAACTTAGATCAAACTTTGATTTGACTAAGTTTAAAGAGAAAAAAATGCTCAATTCAAATGTAAAATTTAAAGACCAAAGATGGATCCCTCTTAGTCCGGCATTTCAGGACGTAACATCCGTACCAGGTATTCCTATGGGCCATATTGTTCTACTTCGAGGTCATAGTGACACAGGTAAAACAACTGCAATGATTGAAGCAGCAGTGTCTGCTCAAAAAATGAAAGTTCTACCTGTGTTCATTATTACCGAAATGAAATGGAATTGGGAGCATGCTACTATGATGGGTTTGCAAGTAAACGAAATTGTAGATGAAACAACAGGCGAAGTCCTGAATTATGAAGGTAATTTTATCTATGTTGACCGTGAAACCTTGCACACTATTGAAGATGTAGCTGCTTTTATTCTTGATTTATTAGATGAACAGAAAAAAGGTAATTTACCTTACGATTTATTGTTCCTATGGGACTCAATCGGTTCGGTACCTTGTGAATTATCAGTTCGTTCAAATAAAAACAATAATGAATGGAATGCAGGTGCAATGAGTACACAATTTGGTAACAATGTTAACCAAAAAATGACACTGTCACGTAAAGAATCTTCACCCTACACTAATACATTAGTATGTGTTAATAAAGTTTGGACAGCAAAAGCAGAAGTACCTATGGGTCAACCAAAGTTGATGAATAAAGGTGGATTTGCTATGTGGTTTGATGCTACGTTTGTAGTAACATTTGGTAATATTTCAAATGCTGGTACATCTAAAATCAAAGCGATTAAAGATGGTAAGCAAGTTGAATTTGCTAAACGAACAAATCTCCAAATTGATAAAAACCACATTAATGGTGTTCAGTCAAGAGGTAAAATTATTATGACACCTCATGGATTCATTACCGATAACGATAAGGAACTTAAAACCTATAAAGATGCACACGCCTCTGAATGGATGAAAATTCTTGGTGGTATGGATTTTGATATCTTTGAAGAAAATGATTCATTTGAATCAGAAAATATCTTCACACAGGAACCAGATTAATATGAAGAAAAACGAATTATTTAAACTTCTTGACAGTGTAGTTGAGGAGAATGACACCGTATCCTCTAAAAAGTATGACCGAGTACTTTTAATAGATGGTTTAAATCTATTTTTTAGGAATTTTGCAATGATGAATATTGTAAATTCTCAAGGAGCGCATGTCGGAGGTTTAGGTGGTTTTATGCGTTCATTAGGATCTTTAATTCAACAAATCCAACCAACATCAGTTTTTGTAGTATTCGACGGAATTGGTTCTTCCACTAACAGGAAGAACCTTCTCCCCGAGTATAAATCAGGTCGTAATTTGACCCGAATTACAAACTGGGAAGTATTTGAAGATTTAGAAGACTAAGATGATGCTAAAATTAACCAAATCGTTCGTATTGCTCATTATCTAAAATGTTTACCTATTAGGACTGTCGCAATTGACAAAGCTGAAGCAGACGATATTATAGCGTATTATAGCGATATTCTTCCAAAGGCGCATGGTTCCAAGGTCTTTATTGTTTCATCGGATAAAGACTTTATACAACTGGTAAATGACGACGTTATTGTATATCGTCCAATCGAAAAAGAATACTATACTAAAGATACAGTTAAAGAAAAATTTGGTGTTCTAGCAGATAATTTTATTTTATACAAAATACTACTTGGTGATAACTCAGATAAAGTAGCAGGTGTAAAAGGATTAGGTGAAAAAGGTTTATTAAAGAAATTCCCTGAATTAGCTATTGAAGTTTTAACATTAGATGATATCTTTAGAATTGCAGAAGAAAAACATAAGGAACATGTTGTTTATGCTCGAGTTGCTTTTGAAAGAGAGCGATTAGAACAAAACTACAGAATTATGAATCTTAAAAAACCATTATTAGATGATGGTGATAAAGAGTTTTTAACTGCTTTTGCAGAGTCTGATAACTTAGCTTTGAATAGCGAAGCTTTCTTACGATTTTACCACGATGATGGATTAGGGCACTTGATTAAAAATGTAGAATTTTGGATTAAAGATACCTTTAAAGTACTAAACAGTTTTAAATAAATAAGTTATATATGACATTAACCTCCTTGAATTCCTACGGAACAGGATTCCAAATTAAAGTATTATCTTCGCTTTTAACTCATAAAGAGTTTCTACTTAATATACATGATGCACTGAGTGAAGAATATTTTGATAATAACGCCCACAAATGGATTATTAAAGAAATTTTAAAATATTACTCAAAATATCACACAACACCTACAATGGATGTGTTGAAAGTAGAGTTAAAGAAAATTGACAACGAAGTATTACAAATTTCAATTAAAGAACAATTACGTGAAGCATATAAATCTTCAGATGAAGATCTTAAATATGTTGAAGAAGAATTTTCTAATTTTTGTAAAAACCAACAACTTAAAAGGGCATTATTAACTAGCGTAGATTTTTTAAATGCAGGAGATTATGATTCAATTCGTTCATTAATTGATAACGCATTAAAATCGGGTCAAGACAAAAATGTAGGTCATGAATACAATAAAGAAGTTGAATCTCGTTATAGAGAAGATCATAGAATTGTAGTACCTTGTCCTTGGGAACCATTTAATCAATTACTTCA